CTGGTTGTAGTTGCCGCCGACGTAGAGCACAACCCCGCTGGAGTTGTAGTTGCAGTAGTCGCCATGAGAACCGGAAGCCGAAGAGAAACACCGGACTACTGGTGAGATAGTCCCAAAGTTGTAAGTTTCAATGGAATGCAAGGGGAGGGGGCTGCGGCCCCCGTCCCCCTGCACCCCCTCCCCTTAGGGGAGTTTTTGGAGACGGCAGCCGACGTTCGAGTACGAATCCGACGCGGTGCAATAGCCGCCGAGGCAGAAAGCGCCGTGGCTCTGGACCTGGTCGTAGTAGCCGCCGACGCCGAGCACAACCCCGCTGGAGTTGTAGTAGCAGTAGTCGCAGACGTAGCTGCTCTCGCTGCCGCTCACCGCATTGGGGTACAGAGCGTACTCAAAGCCGCTGGCCGTCGGGTTCGTCCACCCGGAGATATAGCCGTTGTTGGTGGAACGGGTGCCCACCTTGGTGCCGCCGCTGCTGTCGCTGAAGCTGGCCGGGTTTTTAATGCAGTACACGCCGGAACCCGAGAAGTAGATCCCGTCGCACCAGTCGTATACGTTGTCCCACAGGCCCTCAATGTGCCGGTACTGCACGCTGCCGTAGCTGGTGCGGCCGCTGGCGCTGGTGCCCGTGTGGTAGGTCATGGCGTCCGTGGCCCCCATGTTGAACCGGCTGCCGCTGGGGCTGCACCCGTAGCCGATTACCTTCTGGCTGTTCCAGTCTGCGTACTCCACCAGGTACAGCATCATGATCGTCCAGTACATAGCGAAGTCGTATTGCCAGTAGCTGCTGCCCAGATTGTGGATACCGCTCCGGGCGCTGCTCCGGGTCATGTTGTTTCCGGGGCCGGTACCAGCCAGGCTCTTATAGCTGCTGTTGCAGTGATACCGGCCAACATACACGTAGTCCCGCTCGCCCTTGCCGTCTCCCCGGTCTGCGTGGGCGGGGGAGACGGAAAAGCCCTCCGTGGCCGCGTCCGCGATCTGCAGCTTCATGGTGCTGCCGCTCCGCGTCCACTTGTACCAGTACTTGGGGATCTTCACCAGCTTTCCCGCCGTGGCATCGTCCTCGATCGTCATGCCGCTCCACGGCAGCTTGCCGTCAAAGGGGGAGGAGCCGTCCCCGTTGTTCACCGCCGGGCTGGGATTCACAAAGTCCGCCGCGTCGTCCGTCCGGCTCCACAGCGTGGTAGACGTCCCGTCCCACTGCACGCCGTAGATGGAAACAAAGGCGCACGTCACCGTGCAGGTCTTGCTGGCCGGGGCCGTGTGGTTGCTGTCTCCTGCCGCGCTCACCGTGATCACGGCGGTTCCGCTCTTGGCCCCCACGCTGCTCACCGTCACTGTGCTGCCGCTCCGGCTGGCCGTGGCGATGGCCGTATTGCCGTTGCTCACGCTGATGGCTCCGCTGCTGTTGGTGGCGATGGTAAAGCTGTCGCTGGTTTTCCCCGGCTGCAGCGTCATGCTGGCCTTGGAGAGGCTCAGAGTGCCCGCCGCCTTGCCGATGCTCCAGCTCACCGTCTTGGCCGCCGTGGTGCCGTCGCTCCAGCAGTAAAGATCCGTGCTCTTGATGGTGAAGGTGGCGCTGTACGTCCCGGCGTTGGTGCCGCTGGTGGTGCCTCCCAGGGCCTCCAGATTGCTGTTGTAGTTGCTCCATGCCGGGCTCTGGCTGCCGCCGGTGTAGGTCAGGCTCCCGCTCTGGCTGGGCACCGTCAGGGCCGTCTTCGTCACCGTCACCGCCTGGCTGGCCGTCTTGGTTACGCCGTCCTCCGTGTACTGCACCGTCACGCTGGTGCGTCCCGCCTCCAGTGCCCCGCTGGGGCTCACGTTCCACCCCGTTACCACGATGTCTTTGGCGATGATCACCGTTCCGTTGGTGTACTGGGCCTTCACCACCATGCCCGCCGTGTTGAAGGTCTCGCCCGCCTTGTAGGCCGTCTTCGTAGGCGGCGTGGTGATGGCGATGCTGTCCAGGTACAGGCTGTTGGGGGCGTCCACCGCCACGGCGTTGCCCTGGGCGTCAAAGCCGACGAACTGCCCGGCGCTGCCAGTCAGCTTGTCCTGCTTCAGATCCAGCGCCGCCTGCTGCTTGGTGGATACCGGCTTGTTGGCATCGCTGGTGTTGTTCGCATTTCCCAGCCCCACCTGGGCTTTGGTCACGCCGTGGGGGTTGTTCTTGTTTCTCGTATGGCTGTCCAGATTGCTCTGCACCGCCGCAGCTGCCCCGGCGGTCTCCTTCCCGGCAATGGCCTGCCGCAGATCCTCATGGGCGTCGCTGCTCTGGTTATGGGTACTCACATACCCCTGGGCCTCCAGCTTGGTGGCAAAGTCCCCTCCGGCGGCGGCCTCCGCCTGCTTGGCCCAGTATTTGGCGTTGTCGGTGTCCTCGCCCTGCCGGGTGCCGGTGCCGCCCACCGCCCAGCTTTTCGCAGCGTCGGCGCTCTCTGCCGCTGCCGCCTGGGAGGCCGCTGCGGCAGCCTTGCAAGCCTCTGCATTGGCTGCGCTGCCTGCCGCCCCATCGGCGTAGCCCTGGGCCGCCGCCTCGCTTCTTGCGGCTCCCTGGGCACTCCCTGCGGCGCTGGTGGCGCTGGCCGCTGCCGCCTGGGCTGATCCTGCCGCTGCGCTCTGGGCGCTTTCTGCCTTCCCCTGGGCGGCCTCGGCGGCCTCCTGGGCATTTTCCGCCGCCGTCTGGGCGCTTCCGGCTGCCTTCTGCGCTGTCCGGGCCGCTGCCTGGGCACTCTCAGCCTTGCTCTGGGCTGTCTCCGCCTGACTGGCAGAAGAAGCCGCCGCTGCCTGGCTGGCTGCCGCTGCGCTGGCGGAACCGGCTGCGGCTGCTTCACTGGCTGCGGCCTTCTGTTCGCTCTCCGCTGCGGCGGCCCCGGCGGCCTTGGCTGCCACGATTCCGGCCTTGATGTTCTCAATCTCCGCCTGAAATTGCTCCGCCTGGGTGGGGGTGATGTCCCCGCCCTCCTCCGCGTCCTCGCTCCAGTCGCTCTCCATCACCGTAAACCGGGCGGTGGTGGTCAGGGTGGCCGTGGTCTCCTGGCTGCCGGATACCGTGGCCCCTTTGATGGTCATCAGCATCTGACCCGCCACCGCCTTGGGCGCTGCCGGAATGGGAACCAGGTAGACCTCACTCTCTCCCTCGGCCAGCATATCCGTGGTCAGGGCGGTAATGGTGGGGTTCTCGCCGTTGGCGTCGTACCATACGATGCTCCGGGCCGTTCCGGCCCACATGGGGCCGAAGGTCAGCCGCAGGGCTACATCGTCATGGCTGCCAGCAGCCCCCACCGGAACGCCGTCACCCCGGACATACTCGTCCGATACCTGGAGCGGGATCACTCTCCGATACATAAGATTCCTCCTCTCATGGGATTAAAAAAGGCGCAGAGGGAACGCCGAAACGCTCTCTCTGCGCCGTGTCGCAAAGAACCTGCTGCGAAAACAGGCAAGGGTACCGCGGTAAATATGTACTTGTCCGGGTGCTCTTACACGTTGTGGGCAGCTGCCTCCGCCGCGAAGGCGGTGCTCTTCTGCTCGATCAGATTGGCCGTGGCCGTGTCCTGCTGGGCGCTCTGCTCCAGCACCAGGGCGAACTTCCTGGGGATCTCCACGTTCTCGCCCCGCTTGATCAGCAGGCGCTCACCGTTCACGCAGACGTACACATCGTCCTTGTAGCGGTCATTGTCCTTGAACAGCCGGATCGGAACCTTCTCCTCCAGCCAGGCCTTTTCCTTGGCCTCGGCCTCCGCTTTGGCTGCCAGGGCCTCCTGGTGCAGCTCCTCCGGGGTCTTCTCCGGCGTGGGCTGCTCCTCAGCGGTCGGGGCTGCGTCAGTCTCAATGGCGGTCATAGCCTCTGCCTCAGTGCTCTTCTTCGTTGCCATAGGGGTATCCTCCTTTCAGGGTGGGAGGGGGCCGCTGCATCGGGCGGCCCCCTCAGTTGATGGATCAGTTTGCGGGGGCGTCGTTGAAGCTGGAGCAGGTCTCAATGCGAACCATGTACTCCTCAACCAGGCGCTCTGCCACCTTGATGGCCTTCCAGCCTGCGGTGGCGCGCTGGTTCAGCGGGTCGGCGGTACCGGCAGAGCCCAACTGCTTCACAATGTGCTCCAGGCCGCCGCCGGTCACCTCAGTGACACCGTAGGCGTTGTTGCCCAGAATCAGGGTGGAGTATACGTCGCGCTTGCTGGCGGCGGGGGTGGTCACGCCCTGAGAGGTGGTGCCGGTCTCATAGTCCTTGCCCGCCTTCTTCCACAGTCTGGCCTCCGTGGTCTCCACAAAGCGGACGCCTTCGATCTTGCCGATCTCGCCCTCGTAGATGCCCTCGGGGTCGCTGTAGGTCTTCACGTTCACCCACTTGGGATCGCTCATCAGGTCGTGGGCGCAGTCCGGGTGGATAATGCCCACATAGCCGCCGTTGATCCTGGGGGTGTTCATCACCTTCAGGGTGCGCACGGCCTTGCGTACGGCCTCCACGGTCAGGTAGTGGTTCTCGCTGTCGGTCTTGCTGCCGCCGCACAGGTTGGCGCGGCTGTCCACCTGGCCCTCGGCGTACTGCACATTGGTGCCGCCGTTCAGAACCTCGCGGGTGATGGTGTCCAGGGTGCGGCCCGCCTGACTGGCCAGGGCGGTGGTGGCCTGCATCAGGTTGTTGTCGATGGCCGTCAGCAGCAGCACGTCAGACAGCTCAATGAAGCCGCCGTACTGCGCCACCGTGGCGGTGATCACGCTCATAGAGAGCTTCTGGCCGTCGGGGGTCACGCCCTCGGTCAGGGCAGTCAGAGCCTTGGCCAGGCTGGAGTACTTGCGGAACTCAATGGTCTTGCCGCCATTCTTGGGAATGGGGTGCTTCTGGCCGAACTGGTCATGCACCAGCTCCGGCTCCGCCAGAGAGATGAGGTAGTTCGAGTAGAACGTCTTCATCTCGTTGGACAGGCCGGTATCGGTGGTCACGTTGGTCTTGGCGTCAAACAGCGCCAGGTTCATGGCTGCGTAGATCACAGCGTTCATGGTCTTCTTCATGGTGTAAAAATCTCCCTTCTGTTGGGAGGGCGGGATCAGAAAGAAATGATCTCCCCTCGTGCAACACGGCGGGCGATCTCCTCAAAGTCTGCCTTGGACAGCTTCGAGGGGTCGTCCTTGACTGTGAATGCACTCTGGGCGTTGGTGCCGTTCTCGGCGGGGCGCGTGCCCCTGGCCCGGACATTGTCCGCCACCGCCTTCTCCGTGTGGGCGGCAGTCACCTGCACGGCATCCCCCATCAGCTCGTCGAAGTGCATCACCTTGTAGGCGTGCTCCACAGGGGTACCCGCCCGCAGCATGGCGGTAAACTGGGGATTCTGCAGTTCCTGGGCAAAGTTGAAGCCCTTGAACTTCTGGGCCACGGCCTGGGCCTCCTGGAACCACTGCTGGGCCTGGCGCTGTACCCGCGCCCGCTCCTGCTGGCCCTCCTGGGCCCGCTGCAGCTCGGCGTTCTCCCGCTGCAGCTTCTGGAACTGCTTGTACTGCTCCACGCTCATGCCCGCCTCTTCGGCGGCCTCGCTCCAATAGGCGCTGTCGTTGTCCAGGGCAGAGGTCAGCTTGCTCAAATCGCCGTCCTCAATGTGATACCGCTGCATCAGCATGTCGATTACGGCCTGCTGGCCCTGCATGCGCTCCTCCATCTCCCGGTTCTCTCCAAACCGGCGGTTGAGCATGCGCTGCGTCTCCTCAGTGTAGATGTCCTTGAACTCGCCGTTTACCATCTCGCGGAAGGCTCTGCGGCGCTCGTCCAGAGTGTCGGAGGTGACCTGCACCCCCTTGCCTTCAGCCCCACCGGCGGTGCGGGGCGGTTCCTGTGCGTTCGTCACAGTGCCGGTAGCTGCCGCCCCGTCGCCCTGCTTGCCGAACAGCACGTTGCTGTAGTTGTCGCCCGATTTTCCCCGGCGGGTACTTCCGGGGGCTGCGGCCTGTGCCGCACCCGCTGCGCTGCCATCGCCGGTAGCTGCCGCCCCGGCCCCTTCGCCGTCGAACAGACGAAGGCTCATAGCCTGCAGATCTCTGAACTTCATAGGGTAGTTCCTCCTTTTTACCGCGGACTTAAGGGCTCCGTGTGCCCGCGCGGGCTTGACGGCCCCGTGTGCCGGCCCTCATGGTTCTATACCCCGGGCGATGGGGGAGGGAGCCTGCGCTTCCTCCCCCCGCCGCGCCGTGGTACAGGAGGACAGTACCAGCATACCAGAGGCAAAATGGCTGTTTCACCCCCGGAGCGCATATTTTTTTCAGTTTTCTTCCCGCTCCACGCAGAGGAAATCCGGGGCCGCCGCTTCCAGCCGAAGAAATCCGATCTGTAGCAGGTCGTACACGCCCTGGCACACCAACAGCGCGGAGGCGGCCCCCACCGCCGGGGTAAAAACGATCCGCACGAAGCCAGGTCGGACTTCCAGATGCTGTACGTCGGCGCTGGGGCTATTCTCCACCCAGCCTTCCAGGCTGCCCGCCAGGCAGCTGATGGCTGCGCACACCTCCGGGCTGCCGGTGGCGTGGCCCTCGCAGGTCAGGGCGTAGTGCCTGCCAGGCTCCTGGGTCAGTCTTACTCTGGTCACAGATCCTACCTCACTTCGTGTTCATATTGGGGCTGCTGCGTTGGGCCAGCCGGGTGCCGTAGTCCGTCATAGGCTGCTGGGCCTTCAGTACGCCGCTTGCAAGGCTGCTCTCCGTGCCGCCGCCGCTGCCCCCGGCGGTCTGTGCCCCGCCGCCGGAGCTGCCGCTCTGGGCCGCTGCAGAGGGATCTGCGATGCCCAGCGCCGCCTTCAGCATGGCGTTCTCCTGGGCCAGCTGCTGGCACATAGCAAGCAGGGTCTGCCCCTGCTGCACGTACTCCCGCACTTTGTCGATGCCCTCAAACTCCATCATGTCCAGGGCCCCCAGGCTTTCCTGGGCCCGCTCCGGGTTGAAAAAGCCCATGTTGTAAAGATCCTGGGCCCGCTGGTTCTGTTCGGCTCGGCTGAAGGGGTTCTTCTTCTGGGCCTTGATCTTCAGGTCGAAGATGGGCTTGCGGTACAGGGTCTGGCCGTCGCTGCCGATGGCGGCGGGCTGTTCCTGCAGCTGGGAATTGTTGAGGTCAACGAAATCGTAGCCGCCGGGCACGTTGGGCCCGGTGATGCGGAAGGAGCGGGTCACGTCATAGAACTGCCGGATCAGCTCTACGCACAGCTCCGTAATGGCCACATGGGCCCGGTAGCTGGCGGCGATCATGTCCCGGCTGGCCTTATTGCCCGCCTCCTGCAAGGCGGCAATGGCCGCCGCAGCCGTCACGCCGGAGCCCACGCCGCCGCTGTTCACGTCCCTGTTGGCGGCGGTGTCCTTCATAAAGAGAACATCGTCGGCGTACCTTACCATATTGCCGTCTGCATAATCAATTTCTGTTTCATTCGGATAGAGCCGACCGTA